GTCAAAATAGACTATATGAAGCAATTATGCCTTTCTTTCAAGGAAAACTTGAATGTAATAAGTATGCTAAACCTTTTGTTTTTACAGATGAGGGTAAAAAAGTTACTAAAGTGGATTTCAAGTTTACTGACATTGATTTAGGTGAGGGTATTAAAGATACTTTTAAAAACACACAAATAATAGTTGCTGAGGGTCAAAAAGGACACATCAAAGCTTATGTTGATAGTATTATTGCTATGAATGAAGGAGAACCTTGGTCTCTTTTTGAATCTACAATTATTAAGCCTACTTCATTAACTTATAAAATTAACAATAGGATTTTCCACGATCCAATTATACAATCTTTATTTGGCACAGAAAACATAAAAGGCAACGTAAAAGGTATGACAGGCAGTTATGAAATTGAAAAAAAAGGTGACGCTAGGTTCATAGCTGAATTGATCTACTTAATAAATCATAAATGTACAAGTGGTATAGGAACAGAAGCTAATGTTTGTGATATGTTGTCTTCTAATGAAGAAGTTTATCTAAAATCTTACCAAAAAGTAAAAAAATATTTAGAGTTAATATCAAATGCTTTTGATTGCCCTAAAAATTTAAAAGTAATAGAGGCTCAAAAACCTTTTGACAAAGAAAGTTTAAGAGGTATGGTTCTTTTATTAGATTTGATTTCTAATAATTTAAATCCAGATCATTTAAATTGTCTTTTACAAATTAAAAATTTGGATAGTATTGAAGCACCAAAAAAACTTTTAGAGGATTATATAAAATGGCACAATAAAATGATAGATGTTCATACTAATCCAAAGGACTTTATAAAAGGCGAACCTAAACCAGACACCTACGTGTTTAACACAAGAGGCGCAGGAGCTAAAAATATGAGGTTTAGATTACAATCCATTAAAGACTTTGTTAATGATAAATGCGAAGAATGGAAAGATTTAGGTTATGTAACTGATGAACATATCGGTTATCAAAAACTTAAAACACATTTATTAGATAAGTCTAATTATAAAGACGAATATGGTAGAGGAGATAATACACTAGATTTGAGATCAAAAGTTAATATAGATCATATCATATCTAAAAAAGGTAAAAAGGCCTCTGGTAATATGGATAGAGTTGACAATCTTGTTGTTACAAATCCAAAATCTAACAAAATAAAGAGTAATAGATATTAATATGTTTAGTTATCTAGGAGGCAAAAAGTTTCAGGCGAAATGGATTGCCTCCAACTTTCCAAAACACAATACATATGTTGAACCATTTGGTGGCGCCTATTGGGTTTATTTTGTGGCCAATCATCAAATAGACCAGGCTCATACAAATGTATATAATGATTTTAATAGAGATATAGCAAATATATTTCATTGTGCCAGACATAAAGATAGAGAATTTTTAAAATCTTTATTGTCATATGAACCACAACAAGAAGAAATTTTTAATAAATTTAAATCTGATTTAATACCTTTTAATACAGACTTTGAACTAGGTGATATTGAAAGAGCTACAAAATATATCTACCTACAAACTCAAAGTTTTAGTGGTGATACCTTAAATGAAAAAACAAAGTTTGTAAATTTAAAAGGTAAATATAAATCAAAGTATCAACATTTTATAGATAAGATTGGTAATAAAAAGTGGTTATATTATATCAAAGGTATAAATCATATTCATAACGAATCATATGAAACAATTATTGATATGTATGATAAAGAAGATACATTGTTTTATGTTGATCCACCATACTATAAAATGGAAGATTACTATGTAAAAGACTTTCAAAGAAGCCAGCACGAAGACCTGGCCAATAAACTAAAAGAAATAAAAGGTAAGTTTGTATTATCTTATTATGACTTTCCAGATTTACAAAAGTGGTTTCCAAAAGATCAATACACTTGGATAGAAAAAGAATTTAATAAACAAAACGCTAGTAAAAACAAAGGTGCTGGTAAAGGTAAAGAAGTATTAATTATGAATTACAAACCAGCATTGACTTTAGAATAGTTTTGTGTTATATTAAATAATGCGGATGTCGTATAAAAGTAATACACTTGGTTTCCAACCAGGAAAAGATTGGGCAGTACAGTCCATCCGCTCCAAAATTTGAATAGGAGTATATAATGATATTACCAAAAGTAACATTTAAAATAAGAGAAGGCGATATAGGAGAAGACGGAGGTTGTACTTTTTCTGAAGGCAAATGGGTTGAAAAAACCACAGATGATTTATTTAAAGGCAAAAGAATAGTATTGTTTAGTTTACCTGGAGCCTTTACACCAACTTGTACATCAACACAATTACCTGGTTTTGATGACAATTTTGAAAAATTTAAAGAACATTTTATAGATGAAATTTATTGTATGTCAGTAAATGATACGTTTGTTATGAACGCTTGGGCAAACAATGAAAAAATTAAAAATGTAAAAGTAATACCTGATGGTTCTGGTAAATTTACTAGACAAATGGGTATGCTAGTTGAAAAAGACGATAAGGGATTTGGTTACCGATCTTGGAGATATGCTATGATAGTCAATGATGGCATAATAGAAAAAATCTTTGAAGAGCCTGGTAAATCGGATAATTGTGTTACAGACCCCTACGGTGAATCATCACCTGAAAATGTATTACAATGGTTAGAACAAGGCAAAAACTAACATTGACAAAAAAACTAAACTATGTTATATTATAATATGTTAAATTATGAAGGAGTGATATATGAATCTATCAAGTGATACGGTTTCTGTATTAAAAAATTTTTCAGACATTAATCAAAATATATTGGTTAAACCTGGAAACAAAGTACAGACAATCTCTACAATGAAAAATATTTTGGCAGAAGCTGAAATATCAGAAAAGTTTGAAAGCGAATTTGCTATCTATGATCTACCAGAATTTTTGAGATCAGTAGAACTTTTTGAAAAACCAGAATTAAAGTTTAATGGTGGATCAAATGTTCAGATTGCTGATTCTAATTCAAAACAGGCAATCAAATATTTCTTTGCTGACAAATCAGTTATTGTTTCGCCTACAAAGAATATTAATATGCCAGACAAAGAAGTTACTTTTACTTTTAAAAAAGAAACATTTGCTAAGTTATTAAAAGCCGCTACGACTTTAAATCTACCAGATGTTGCTGTTAAAGGTGATGGTAAATCAATTAAAATAATTGCTACAGATAAAAAGAATAAGTCATCTAACGAGTATTCTTTAACAGTTGGTGAAACTGATAAGAATTTTATGGCTTATTTTAAAACTGAAAACTTTAAAATGATTTCAGATGATTATGATGTGGCAATTTCTAAACAAAAAATAAGTCATTTCGTAAACAGAAATAAACCTATACAGTATTGGATAGCATTAGAACCTGATTCGGAGTTTTAAATGAAATTCTCCAAAACAGAATGGCACTCGGTGGCTTCTGAATTTCAATATGATGTTGATGATGAGGCAATCATAGAGGAGTTTGGGTCTATCCAAAGATTTAAAGAAATCATATCACACCAGGAACAAGAGTTTCGTTCTGGTTTAGAACCACACGGTGAAGAACCTACAGATGAAGAATCTGATAAGTTTTGGGACTTTGTTGGCCAGTTAGATTATGATAGAGAAGATGATTGGTGGACTGATAGAAAAGGTGGATATGATGTTACTGTTAAATATGATGAAGATGAAAAGAAATAAAGTGAGGTTTATATTATGTCAGATTTTTTGTGGGTTGAAAAATATCGTCCAAAGAAGATAAGTGATTGTATTCTTACCGAAGATTTAAAGAATACATTTACACAATTCCTAAAACAAAAAGAAATACCAAATCTACTGTTATCTGGTACTGCCGGTACTGGTAAAACAACAGTAGCAAAGGCCTTATGTGAAGAACTTGGTGCTGATTACATAGTAATCAATGGTTCGGATGAAGGCCGACAAATAGATACATTGAGGCACAAGATTAAAAACTTTGCTTCTACTGTATCTCTTACCGAAACATCTAATCATAAAGTTGTTATTATAGATGAGGCAGATTATATGAACGCTGATAGTGTTCAACCTGCTTTACGTAATTTTATTGAAACATTTTACAATAATTGTAGATTTATATTTACTTGTAATTATGTTAACAAAATAATACCTGCCTTACATAGTCGTTGTACTGTTATTGATTTTGCCATAAAAAATGGTCAAAAGGTAAAGACGGCTACTGCCTTTATGAAACGATTAGGTGGTATACTTGATGATGAGAATATAGAATATGACAAAAAAGTGTTGTCAGAATTAATACAAAAGTATTATCCAGACTTTAGAAGAACTATCAACGAACTACAAAGATATTCAGTTAGAGGTAAGATTGATAGTGGTATATTGTTTAGTCTATCAGAAGCTAATACCAAAGAACTTGTAGCGTCTTTAAAAGAAAAAAGATTTAACGATATGAGAAAATGGGTTGTTCAAAACTTGGACAAAGAGGCCTCCTTTCTCTTTAGAACTATCTATGATGTTCTCTATACAGCACTAGACTCTAAATCTATTCCTCAATCTATATTAATTTTGGCTGGGTATCAATATAAATCTGCCTTTGTTGCTGACCAGGAGATAAATATGGTTGCCTGCCTTACAGAAATAATGGCGAGTTGTAAATTTAAATAAGAGAATAAAATGGCTAGAAGAACATTTTTTAGAAAACTAATAGTAAAATTAAGAATGTGGTATGCTGATATACGAGGTCATCACGGTAAACGTTGGGATTACGAACCAGGTGATTGGTATATGGGTAGACACAACAAAAGAAAGTAGACCATAAGCGGATATGGTATAGAAGTATTACGCCACGTTGCCAACGTGGAGATGGCGGAGCGTTACCGCCTATCCGCTCCAGAATTATTATGTACGAATTGAAAGATTACTTAAACGCAATTAATTTCACTAAAGAAAATCTATTAGACACAGATGATTTAACGTGGGAAAAGAAGTATCCACCGTTCATTATTAACAAGTGTTTATCAATGCATTATGACAGCATAGCAGCTGCTAATGAAATGAATGGCTATCATTTTTTAGAGAAGAAAGTCCAGTTTCATTTTTTAATAAATAGTATAAGAAAAAAGAAGCGATTTGGTGGCAAATGGTTATCACAAGCCAAATTGAAGAATTTAGAGTATGTCAAAGAATATTATGGATATAGTAATGAGAAAGCAAAACAAGCACTTAGCATACTAAAAGACGAACAAATTGAATTTATAAAAGAGACCTTGAATAAAGGTGGGAGAAAAAAATGAGCGAAGAAATTGTAAACTGGTCGCCTGAAAGTATGTTAGAGGTCACAATCAAACAACCAGACG